GCAGCTGCTCATCAGTGATCGGGTTGTCGGCCACATACTGCATGCCAGCCTGCTTGGCAGCCTCGCTGGCGATGCCGAAGAGGTTGGCGCTCAGACGGTCAAGCGTCTGCGCGATCTGGCTGCCAGACTGAGCACCAGCACGCAGGCCAACATAGTCCACCTGCGGGACGTTCACTTGCGGCGTCACAGCGCCAGAGATGCCGATGTTCTCAACCCGGCCAGATTGGAGGAGTGGGAGGTCTGCCATGTCTTGCCTTTACGTTCTGAACGGGTTGGTCGCCGTCCTTGCGAAGTCCATCACGCCCTGCGTCAGCGTTGCGTTGGACAGCAAGCCACCCGAGCGCACCGAGAAGTCACCGGCCATGCGCAGCTGATTGGCCTGGGTCTCGGCTGCGGTTGTGGTCAGATCGGCCTGCTCCTTGGCAGCCAGCAGCATCGCGCCTGCGTCCTCGAAGCCCATGATGCGAGCCGTCAAAGCGTTCAGATCACTGATGCCCACATCGCGGTAGGTCGCGGCCACATTGGCACGCTGCACAGCGGCAGCAGAGCCCTCGTTGAAAGCCACGCCACTGGCAGCAGCTCGAGCCCGCGCCGCAGCGTTGGCTCGCTCCATGGTGCGCAGCAGGGTGTTGCCCTGGATCTGGTAGTTGCGTGCCGTCTGCTCGGCCTGCAGCAGCTTGCGACCCGCTTGGATGGCCGCATACTTCTGATCTTGGTCAGTGCGGATCTGGGCCAGGCGAAGGGTGTCAATGGCCTGCACTTCGTACAGACCCTGCTGGTAGTAGGCCGTGGCCTTCTGCATGTCAGCAGAGGCTTGGTTCAGCATCAGCGCAGCATAGGGCGAAGCAGCAGACACACCGCTGGTCACCGCCGACACCACATCTGCAGCGCCCCTGGCCAGTCCAGCCCAATCGGTGCCGTATGCGTTCGCACCGATGCTGCCCGCATCGAACATCCCGCTGGCTGCAGCCTCGGCGCTGTAGCCATAGCCAGCAGTGCCGAGACCCGCCTCAATCGTTGCCATGTTCATCATGTACCTCCAGACACTGCGACCCTGAACTCGAGGCCGAGAAGCGTCATTTTCAGCGGCAGGCTTTGGCTGATCTCAATGGCCTGCTCGCGGCTGTAACCCAGCACGCCGTTGACGCGCTTGATGCCAGTGAACTCTGGCTCGGCAGCGTCCAGCAGCGGGTTGTCAAAGCTGCGGAATGGCACCGGGTTGCTGTTGAGCACCAGGTGCTGCGTGTCGTTGACCACGGCGTTGATCTCCACGATGCGCTTCTTGAAGCCCGTGCGCGTGCCGGTCTGCAGGCGGATGTCCACTGGCATGGTCTTGGCGTACACCGTGAATGGCAGGCCGACCTCATACGCAGCGGTGCTGGCACGGTCAAAGGTCACCGCACCGCCAGCGCTCACAGTCTCATTGGACTGCGGCACGCCGTCGGTGATGACATTCAGCGACTTGCCGATGTGCGGCAGGCTGCTGGCACCCGAGGCAGCGCCACCAGTGAAGGCGCAGTCAGTGAAAAGGTCATCGCGGAAGAGCTCAACGAAGTACCGGGCCGTTCCGTTGAATGTGCGCTTGACCACCGTGTAGATGTCGCTGACATCCACCTGTACATCCAGGAACTGGCCATCAGTGACGTACTCAGACGGGGCAGTGATCTGTTGCGAGCGCATGACCGAGAACACCGCCATGGTGCCGTCTGCGTCATTGGCCATCAGCAGCAGGTCGCCTTCGTCAGTGCTGTTGGCCCGGCGCAGCGTCATGCGTGTCGGGGTCTTGAGCAGGTGGCCAGCCAGCAGCGAGATGCGCTGCGTCACATAGGTGGCCTGCGTGTCGCTGAACAGGAACTCGTTGACCGACTTGCCCAAGCGCTGGATGTACACCGAGCCAGACTCGAGCGATTGCACGCGCGTGCCAGGCTTGGTGCCGTTGCGGCTCACAGCCTTGAATGACAGCGACAGCGGGGTGATCGGGTCGAGACCAGACTGCGGGACATAGAACTCAGCGCCCGTGGTGAACACCTGCAGGTCGCGGCCAGAGATCATGTCCACGATGACGTTGAGCGAGCTGGTGTCCAGCGTTGCCTCGACGGCATCGTCGTCCAGCGCTTCGGTCGGCACGAAGTCATAGAAGATGCCGATCTTGCTGCCCCAGATTGTGGATGGGCGGGACTTGCTGCCGCCAAAGTACAGACGGCCCTCATGGAATGTCACCGTGCGCGGCCAGCCCTTGCTTGCGCTCCAGACATCCTCATAGAAGCATTCCACCGACCAGTTGCCAGCGGTGCGGCCAGTGGTGTCAAAGAAGGGATATTCAGTGATCGCACGCACCTCGGTGTCGCTGACGTACTCGAGAATGCGAGCCCGGCCCTGGGGCTGGGCGTTGACGTACTGGTTCACCGACTCGGCTGCGAACGGCACCACCTTGTAGTTGTCACCAGCCAGGGGCGCGGTCTCCCAATTCGGGAACACCGTGGCCACCTTGGTGGTGCCGTCGTACGCCGTGATCTTGCGGGCCTTGCCCGACTGCGCTCCGCTGGTCATAACCACGCACAGACCCTTGAACAGGTCGTTGGTGCTGCTGGCTGCCGACTTCAGAGTCACGCTGCTGGTGGTGGCCGCCTGCAGGCTGCCAGTGTCGCTCGGAGCACTGGAGACCGTCAGCGTGATGTTGCCGCTGACAGCGCTCGGCGTCAGCGTCGCACCAGGCTCAAACACCTGCAGGTTGAATGCGTACTTTGGAATGCTGTCGAAGGTGATGGTGCTGATCGTCCAGCTCGCATCGGTCGCACCGCGCACCAGGCGCTGCGGCTGCAGGTCTTCCTGCACCAGGATCATGGTGTCAGCGCTCTGAGTCCAGACAATGCTGGACAGCATGGCTGCCGTGATGCTGGTGGTCAGGTAGGCGTTGCCAGAGCCGTTGATGTTGGTGATCTGCACGCCGTCCTTGAAGACGTACATGCGCTGGTCGGTGAAGCAGAGCATGTAGCTGTCAGCCACCGAGAACTCAAACGGCACCAGGCGCACGCCGTTGGCGGCGGCAGCTGGCAGCTCGGCCATGTACTTCAGGCCGGGGCGGCGGCGGATGCCACCCTGCGGCTGCACCACCACGTTGGTGGCCTTGGCCAGCGCGTTCTTGTACTGCTGCAGGTCAATCCGAGACCTGAGCAGAGGGTCGAGCTCGCCCGTGCTGAAGTTGGTCTGGATGTCAACAAAGCGCGGCATCTCAGTACCTCACAGCCACCAGGGTGAAGTCCTCGATGACACGGGTCGGCTGACCCTGGCCGTCGATGTTCATGGCCGTGCGCATGTAGCCGCCGCGCCCGTTCTCAGCCGGTGCGCCGACAGCGATGCCCTGCCAATACTGCGCCCGGTCAGACTGCTCGGTCACAGGCAGCGCCAGGTGCCAGGCCATCATGTACTTCATCAGCTGGACGAAGTATTGCGGCATGGCGAATTCGGGGGTCTGATACTGGTAGTCGATGAACACCGACTCCAGATCGGTCAGCAGCTTGTCGCCCTGGATCTCCCAGTCCTTGTACACAGGGGAGCCGGGGGCTGCGCTTGCATAGACGGCGCGAGGGCTGGCCAGGCGGTCACCGGGCAGCAGGTACTCATAGCGCCAGACGCTGCCAGGCGTGGTCACAAGCCTGGCGAGCTGAATCTTTTTGAGCGTGAAGCTCCACGGGTACATGGACAGCGTGGAGTCGCGGATGTCGGGATAGAGGCGGTCACAGACCGAGCTCTCGTCGGTGCCATCGTTGAAGGACGAAATGGCCTTCGCGCCCAGCATCAGCAGGGCATCTGAACAGATGGTGATTGCGGTGTCGCCTGCAGCCAAAGCAGTTCTCCTTATACAAAGCCCAATCGGGGTGTATAATGGCTTCTCATGACACTTTTGGAGGTCTTATGGGAAGACATGGACACACGGTTGGCGGGAACAGAACAAAAGAATGGAGGGCTTGGAACGCAATGATCCGCAGATGCAAGTACCCATCCATGCAGCGATATGCGAGATACGGCGGCATCGGAATCACCGTGTGCGACCGCTGGAATGTCTTTGAGAACTTTCTGCATGACATGGGATTTGCCCCAAGCGATCAGCATTCTCTTGGTCGCATTGACAATTCCAAGGGTTACGAACCCGGAAATGTCAGATGGGAAACCCCGCATGAACAGAGCCGAAACAAAAGCAGCACACGCATGCTGACGCTTGGTGGCAGGACAATGCCCCTCTGTGATTGGGCCGCCGAAACTGGTCTTAGCAGAACGACAATCACGCAGAGGATTGACTCTTACGGCTGGACGGTCGAACGCGCACTCACCACCCCTAAGCGTGGTCAAGTTGCAAGCGTTCATTTTCTCAGCCATGTGAACCTCTCAATGTGAGAAGGGCCAGCCTCCGAGAATCCCCAGAAGCTGGCCCGTTCCGTTGAACTCCGATTAGTCGGAATCGGTGTTCGACAGCGTGGTGCCGTCAGTTACGTCAACCACGCCAGAGGCGTTGGAGACCACATACACCAGGGTCACCACGGCGGTCGAGCCGGTCGAGGTCACGCAGTGGATGACGTCGCCAACTTCCAGCGTGTTCGCCAGGGCGTTGAAGTAGCCCGAGGTGTTCACGTCGGCGATGGCGTCGGCGGTCTTGTAGCCGTACATGGACGGGGCGTTGCCGCGCTTGGCGGCGCTATAGGTGGTGAAACCATCAGCAGAGAAAGCCATTTTCAGACCCTCCTAATTAAGCCGCAGCCGCAGTGTCGCGGGCGGTGATCTTGACGATACCCTCGGCGTCGATCGCCACAGCACCGGCGGAGAACAGGGCGTTGACAAGCCAGCTGGTCTTCTCGGGGATGTAGTTGATCTCGGTCTTTGGGGCGATGCCTTCTGCGTAGCCGATGGCGTCCTTGTGGAAGGCGTACAGCGTGCGGTCGCTGGAGCCGTCGATGGGCAGGCCGCCTTCGGAGCGGTCACCCAGCACATGGAACTGGAAGCCCATGAAGGCGTTGATCTCGCCCTGCACCAGAGCCTTGACCGTGTTGAAGTCAGAGCTGGTCACCGAGGTCTGCTCAAGCATCGCGGCCAGGGAGTTGGCGTGGATGATGATGTGACGGCCTTCGGCGGGCACGTTCTTCTGGTTCAGGATCTTGGCAGCTTCACGCAGCTTGGCGATGTTCATGTTGGTGTTAGCACCGCCGATGCTGTTGGCCACAGTGCCAGTGCCGGAAGCGGCGGCCAGGGCGTCGAGGATCAGCTGATCCTGGCGGCGACCGATGGCAGCACCAACCACTTGCACAAGCTCAGAGCGCTCGTCGAAGTTGACTTTCTGCTGGCTGAAGATGTCGCTGTATTCAGCGGCGTTCCAGTCGGACAGAGTGCAGGTAACCGTGCTGAAACCCACGTTCATGGGGGTCACATCGGTCTGCGAAACGCGAGCAGTGGCGACGCCACGGCCCACTTTGGGGAACTTAACAGTGGAGCCTTCGACACCACGACGCTGACGAACAGCACCCACCAGCATTGCTTTGCCCTGGTAGGCTTGTTTGACCTCTGCGTCGAAGAGCGTCACAAAGGCATTGCTCAGAGAAATGCTCATTTGGGATACCTCATTCGGTTGTTGGACAGGGTTTGTCGCATCGGTGTGCCAGTCGCCTGGGCCTTCGCTTGCTGCTTACGGCAGCCAATCGTCAGCATCGTCACTGCGGTCAGGGCCGGTTGCCCGGTTGGCCTTGAGCCCGATTGTATGGCGGTTTGTACAAAACGCAACTGGCGGGCTTGACAAACAAAAAGCCCCGCGCTTGGCGGGGCTCTGAGGGGGGCATGTCCGGTCAGCTCGAGGCGAACTGCTGGAACAGGCGCTCGACCTTCTGGCGGTAGGCCGCATCGGTCTTGTACTTCGGATCGCCGACCATGGCATAGAGCTCTTCCTTGCTGGGCGCTCCCTCCATCGGGGCGGCCTCCACAGGGATTCGGCCCTCATAGGCTTCGCGCATCTTCATCAGCGCACGCATGCCTTTGGCCGTGCCACCCATGACCTTGAACTCCTCAAAGTCATCGGCACCCCAGATGCCCTTCTGCACCAGGCTGCGAGCCCAGCCCACCATGCCGTTGATGATGGCGTTGGCGTTGGGGCCCAGGGCTTTCATCTCTGCCTGGGCGTCAATGGCTGGGCCCATTGCGGCCTCTGCGACAGCCTTGGTCTGGGCGGCGAGCTCGTCAAAGGCGGCTTGGGATAGCCCATGCTTGGCAGCGAACTCCACTAGCTGCTCTGCTTGGGCGGCGTCGCCCAGGGCTGCGGTGTCGTACTTTCCGCCCTCGGGGGCCTTGTGCTTGCCAGTGCTGACCAGCTTGCGCATGTCAGACCAGCTCTTGGCCATGGCCTCATAGTTGGCCTCTCCCTTGTCGCCGTTCCAGAAGTTCTCTGGCAGCCAGTCGGGGCGCTCGACGGCAGTGCCGGGGCGCTGGCCAGGCTCGACGCCGGGAGCGTCTGCCTTGTGGTCAATCTCCGCTTTCTGCGGGTCTGCTTGGGTTTGTGCGTTCGGATCGTCAACGGTCACGCTGTCCAGTAGGCCGGTTGCACCGGGCTGGTCATTGGTGTCGGTGGTCATAGTTTCCTTGCTTGTTGAATCCGTGCCTCAATGTCCCGCACCACGTTTCTGCACCCTTCGGCAAAGAAAGCATGGGACGGGTCTGTGCCCGGCACGGCGATGGGCACATCCACATACATCTGACGCAGCCAGGCGAGCAGCGCCTGGCCGTCCTCGGAGCCGAAGACACGCAGGCAGAGCCTGGCCAAGTCCTCGCGCTTTTGCTCCACATCGCGGATGTCGGGCGTCTGCCCGACCTGCTCGAGTTCTTCCCAGCTCATGCAGCCCCCTGCGGCGCAGCCTGCTGCATCATGGCCTGCTGCATGGCCATCTGCTGGGCCTGCTGCTCGGCCTTCTGCTCAAGCAGGAAGGTGCGCTCGGCGGCGCTGTTACGCACGGCTGCGGGAACACCGAGCTTGTCGCCCAGGTAGTCGATCATCTCGCCAAACTTGATGGCCACCTGGCCCTCGATGCCCATGGTCTGAGCGACCTGGGCGAACTGCAGGGCGCTGTTCACTTCGTCCATGGCCTGGGCGTTGGCCAGCGGGCTGGTCGGGCTGACCTTCACCTCCAGACCGTTGACGCGCAGGGGCAGGTCGATCATGCCGCGCTCGTCCATGACCTCGAGGATCTTGGTCACGATGGGGATCATGGTCTCGTTGATGAGGCGACCGAAGGCAGAGCCCAGGTTCTGCGACAGCTCCTTCATGCGCTCCACGATCTCGGTGGCCGAGCGTGCGCTCATGTTCTCTGGCGGCAGCGACTCGTCCAGCAGGATGCGCTTGATGTTCTGCACCAGGTCGTTGATGACCAGCTGGCTGACGTTGAAGTCGCCAGAGCGGGGCAGGGGCAGCAGGCTCGGGCCTTGTGGGCCACCGTTGCGGGCCACGGGGATGATGCCGCCGGGCACGATCTTGACGGTGTTGGGGTTGAGCACGCCGTCATCAGCAGCCGTGTACACCCCGGCCACAGCCAGCGATGCGTTCTTGAGCAGCAGCTCCTTGGTCTTGTTGAGCGTCTTGATGTCGGGCAGGGCCGTCATCAGCGGGCCGCGACCGTAGATCTCACCGGCCACCTTCATGTAGCGGCTGATGACCCACGGGCTGGACTTCATGCGGCGGTAGACAATCTCGGCCTTGCTGTGCTTGTCGATAACGTGATAGCAGTAGTCGCCGCGCTTGGCGTCGAACACTGTGGCCTCAAGCAGCTCGATGTCCTCGGTCGGCTTGTCAGCGATGCGGCGCTTGAGCTCATCGGTCAGATCGGCGTCCTTCCACTGGCGCTGAATGCTCTCGCCCTTCATGCGCATGCGGCGGTAGACGTTATCCACCTGGCCGTTTGCCCCTTCCTCGTAGCTCACCAGGAACAGGGGCACGGGGATGAAGTTGATCGGCTGCACATCGTCGCCGGGCTGCACCATCATGCAGGCCGTGCCGACAGCCAGGTCGAGCAGGAACTCACCCATGGCGATGTCGAAGTTGCTCTGGCGCAGCAGGGTGAACATCTTTTCACCGTACACATCCAGGACGGCCTGGGCCTGCGGCTTGCGGTCGAATGGGATGTCCTGGCCCGGCTCAAGGCGGCACCACTTGCGCTGCGGCGGGAACACCACCGACTGCAGCCGGTTGGCAAAGCGCTGCGTGCTGTTGATCGCGGTCGAGTCGAAGACGCGCTGCATCTTCTTCGTGCCCGTGGCGCTGCCTTCCCAGACGCCATACAGCTGGCGCTGGGGCAGGGCGAACTCATAGGCGTCCTGATACAGCTGCTGGAACTCGTCTTTCTTGGTCTGAGCCAGCGCCTGGCGCTTGATGATTTCATCGGGGGTCAGGCGCATGCCGCCCGGTGCGTCTTTGCTGTAAGCCATCTCAATCTTCCTTTTCCATCTTGTACTTCTCGAGCAGGTTGCGGCCCTTGGCGGCCAGCCGTGCAGCTGCGCCAGCGGTGCGCGGTACGGGCTCGCCCCATGCGTTGGCAGCCTTGGCCAGCCGGGTCGGGTCGCCGTCTTCGTCCACCAGTGGCCCACTCGGGTTGGTGTAGAAGCGCGTGAGGAATGACCCTTTGCGGCGGGCACGCTCGCCGGTCGGGCTGCTGTCCTTGACGCCAGGCTGCAGGTTCTTGCTCTCGCCAGACGCCTCAAACTTGCGCCGACCGGCTTCTGTCAGCCCGCCGTCAG